ATCCTTAAGATTAGCTTCAAAAGGTACTTTTACAATATAGCCTTTAGAATAAGCATCTATCAAGTCATTAATTTCCTTAAGAATTTGGTCTTTGGGATATACAGCATCTTTCTCCTCATAGATGTAATTACGCTTCTTTCCGGGGGTGCCATATCCAGCACTTTTGGAAAGATCTACTGAACGGCAATAGTAATCAAAAGCTGATCCATTAAAAGCAGTATCAATATTATAAGGTCTCATCTCTTCAATACCAACATTCTCAAGATTATCACAAATTTTTTCTGTAACTTGCTTAATGGTTCTTTTAAGAACTGCAAGATTCAAACATTTCTTTGGATTCGCAAATTTCCTGAATGTGACATTGTACGGATTTATATATACGCCATCTTTCATCTTCGACTTCATCAAGGGTTTCTGGTATGTGGTATATGTTTGGGGCCCATATATCTCATCCAATTTCGCTTTCATAGTAGAATGGACTTTAGTCTTGCACAATTTAGATACCTGATTAAAGGTCTTGGTAGTGCCCATATTTCCTAGATAAGTGGGAAAACTGAACTCCTCATGTAAAACTAAGGACTGAGCATGTGGGGGACAAGCGGGCTCTTCTTCTCCTAAAGAATGGTTTTCCATCAATCCCGTGTCAAATTTATCCAGACAATCGTAAAGCTCACTACGTGTGAACAAAACTGCATAGGCCACATCACTATTGTAATGACCAGCAATATGAACTCCGGCTATAGCACACTTGCCTTTAGCAGTAGTCCAAACGACCGGTAAACCGCACTGACCTACTCTATGATCATCCCATGAATAGCGTATTGCATTAGTATAGGTAACCCGATTGAAATTTTTATCATCACATTCAAGCTTTCCTATATACGTAGCGCGTATCTGTGAATTCGAAATTTGAGCGTCCGCATTTTTCAGTCTCAAAATGGAACTAGCAAAATGTGGTCTCACGTCCTTACTCAAAGTTTGCAGAACAAATAGGATAACATGATCTGAACCAAGCAACTGATGATTAAGATCACAAACTATTCCAGGCATGTAAGCTGAAGGACTAGGATCAGTGTTTGTAGCCAATCTAAATTTCATTCCAACGATGTCATGAGTTCCAAAAGCATGTTTAGGAACTATAAAGTAGTTAGAACATATTCCGAAAGCATACGAACGTGAATAATTACCATTAGGAAGCTCAACCTCAAATTTACGTATGTTATTGGAAATCGCCGAATAAAGTTCAGAAACTTCACCTGAATGGGCTGAGTCCATCTGAGCTAAATTCACTGTGGTCCAAGACATAGCGTTGTGCTTGTTAACCACCCTGTAGACAGGTGATCCAGTGCCAACGCGTTCTTCCCAAGTGTTAGTCCTTTTCGTTTCCTCAGTTTCTTTGGGGAACGGAGTACTTACCTGAGACGTAGTTTGGCCTTCAGTGACGATATTGTCTTTCAACAAAGAGACAATCTGCTTGACGACAACAACTGCAGCAGCTATATGCGCTATGCCAATCGCCAAATCTGCCGGATTTCTAAGCCACCACGTTTTAAACGTATTGAATTTATTCTTCCAATCCTCCGTTTCAGTGTGTATAATCGCTTGCATCGTTTGGCTTCTCCAATAATAAGTTAGAGGTCCAATGTCAATATAAGAAAGTATAAGGAAAAATAGAGTGAGGAATATTAAAAACGGACTGCGAAATACAGCGGCCATTAATAAACTCAGCGCCATCAAAAACTGACAAAACATGACATAAGTCTGTTTAAGTTTCGATAGAGCTGCCCCAGTCATCAACATAGCCCCTGTAATGACACCAAAACTTTTAAAAGTGGAAAAACCCAAATTGAAGCCATGGGAACAAGCACGAACGCTGTAAGCTAGACTACGTCGTGTTACTTCACCATAATGTTCAACTCCATCAAAAATGCTATTAGCAACTTGAGAGTAAAACGCTTCAGTTTTGGCTTTACCACCTATGAAAAAGTGTGCGGGATCTGCTGCCCTATGCCGTGCTCGA